ATCGTGGAGAAGAAGAGTTCTGGTGTTGCCTTGTACCAAGAGATGCGTAGGATGGGACTACCGGTGTCTGAGTATACCCCCCACAGGGGATCAGGCGATAAACTTGCACGCTTAAACTCAGTATCTGATATTGTACAGTCTGGATTGGTATGGGTTCCCCAGACCCGATGGGCTGAAGAAGTTGTTGAGGAGATAGCGGGGTTCCCCTTTGCTAGCCACGATGACTTGGTGGATTCTACGGTTATGGCACTTATGAGGTTCAGGCAAGGTGGGTTTATTCGACTGCCCACTGATGAACCAGACGACATTAGATACTTTAAACACCGCAAGAGCGGGTTTTATTAAGAGGTTAGATCATGGCAATTGAAAAAGGGTTATACGCTGCTCCCGAGAGCATAGAAGAAATTGACGGTGAGTTGATGGAACCAGAACTTGAAATCGAGGTTGTCAACCCCGAAATGGTCACTCTGGATGACGGTAGTGTAGAAATCACTATCATTCCCGGCGGAGATGAAGACGACTTGCTAGGATTTGACGCTAACTTAGTAGAGGCGATGGACGAAGGCGAGCTAACTGAGCTGGCTGACGATCTTATCGGTATGGTAGACGCTGACGTAGAGGGCCGTAGAGAGTGGGCTGAAACTTACGTCAAGGGGCTAGACATCCTAGGGTTCAAGACTGAAGAGCGTACGACTCCTTGGGAAGGCGCTTGCGGCGTTAACTCCCCCCTCCTAGCAGAAGCTGCCATCCGGTTCCAAGCAGAGACCATGAGCGAGACTTTTCCCGCCGCTGGCCCTGTACGCGTGAAAGTATTAGGCGCAGAGACAAAAGAGAAGCTAGAAGCCTCTGAACGTGTTAAGGCGGACATGAACTACGAATTAACCGAGAATATGGTCGAGTATCGCCCCGAACACGAGCGTATGCTGTATAGCCTAGGACTCGCAGGATCGGCGTTTAAGAAGGTTTACTTTGACCCTAACCTAGGACGTCAGGCAGCCATCTATATCCCCGCAGAAGACGTTATCGTGCCCTACGGAGCGTCTAACATTGAGTCTGCGGAGCGTGTTACACATATCATGCGCAAGACTAAGAACGAGGTAATGAAACTGCAAGTAAGTGGTTTTTACTCGGGAGTAGAGTTAGGTGAACCTGAACCGTTCCACTCGGACATCGAAGAGAAGAAAGCCGAAGAAGGTGGCTACGATATTACCGATGATGACCGGTACACTATATACGAAATCCACGCAGACCTCCTTATCGAGGGTATAGACGATGAAGATGGTATCGCAAAGCCCTACATCGTAACTATTGAACGTAGTAACCATCAGATACTAGCTATACGCCGTAACTGGAATGAGATTGACCCCCTGACATTGAAGCGTCAGCACTTTGTACACTACGTATATGTGCCCGGATTCGGCTTCTACGGCCTTGGACTGATTCACATAATCGGTGGGTACGCTAGAGCCGGAACGTCGATCATACGGCAACTGGTGGACGCTGGCACCCTGTCTAACCTCCCCGGCGGATTAAAGTCCCGTGGCCTTCGTATTAAGGGCGATGATTCCCCCATCGAGCCGGGAGAATTTAAAGATGTGGACGTGCCTTCAGGTAGCATCCGCGACAACATTATGACGCTCCCTTATAAGGAGCCAAGCCAGACACTGCTAGCGTTGCTTAACCAAATCACTACTGAAGGTCGTCGCCTAGGCGCTATTAGTGATATGAACATCTCTGATATGTCTGCAAATGCCCCCGTAGGTACCACACTAGCGTTGTTAGAGCGTACGTTGAAGCCTATGGCTGCGGTACAGGCACGCGTACATTACGCTATGAAGCTAGAGTTTAAGATGCTCAAGGCTATTATGGCCGAAGAAGCCACCGCTGAGTACGAGTATCAGCCCGCTAGAGGCGAAGTATCAGCCAGACAGTCTGACTATGCGATGGTTGATGTAATCCCTGTAAGTGACCCTAACAGCTCCACAATGGCTCAACGAGTAGTCCAGTACCAAGCCGTGTTGCAAATGTCACAACAAGCACCTCAAATATACAACTTACCCCAGTTACACCGCCAAATGATCGAAGTACTTGGGGTTAAAAACGCTGACAAGTTAGTCCCCACGGAAGACGATGTGAACCCTACCGATCCCGTAAGCGAGAACATGAACGCCTTAACAGGTACCCCCATAAAAGCCTTCCTGTCGCAAGACCACGAAGCTCACATTATGGCTCACCAGTCGTTTATGAAAGACCCCATGATTGCAGGAACTATCGGTCAGAACCCACAGGCGCAGCAGATTATGGCAGCTTTGAACGCCCATATCGCAGAGCACCTTGGATTCAGATACCGCGCTCAGATGGAAGACAAGCTGGGTGTCGCCCTACCACCACCAAACGAAGCGTTGCCCGAAGAGATTGAAGTCCAGTTGTCCCGACTTATATCCGAAGGTGGTAAGCAGCTTACCGCGCAACACGAGCAAGAAGCAGCGCAAAAACAGGCGCAGCAGAAGCAACAAGACCCTGTGGTGCAGATGCAGCAGGCAGAACTACAGGTCAAACAACAAGAAGTACAACGTAAAGCCCAGAAAGATCAGGGTGATATGCAGATAAAACAGGCTGAACTACAACTCAAAACCCAGAAGAGCCAAGCGGACATACGGAATGATGCCGCGCAACTTGAATTAGACAGGCAAGAGTTGGAGCTTGATGCTCAGAAAATGGGCGCAAAACTAGCTGCGGACAGAAGAACAGCTAGCACTAAACTCGACCTCGACTTAATGAAGACTCAAAGCGAGGCCGCAAACAAACGTAATAAGGAATAAACATGGCTACTACCGTCCTAGACGTGCTAAAGAAGAAAATCGAAGAGGACATCTCTTCTGCTCAAGAACATCTCAGTGGGGGCGCACCGAAAGACTACGCGTGCTACCGAGAAGTAGTTGGTTTGATTCGAGGTCTCGAAGCCAGCTTAGGGTACATAAACGACCTCTCGCGTAACTATTTGGATGATGACAATGACTGATCTAAGTAACGAAGTAACGGAAGAAGAAGTAGAAGCCCAACTGCCGAAACCTGTGGGATATAGGGTTTTAGTGGCTATGCCGGAAGTAGATGATACTTATGGTAGTAGCGGCATCATTAAGTCGAGTAAGGAAATGCACAACGAGCACATCATGTCGATCATGGGGCTTGTGTTGGATATGGGCGATGGTGCCTATTCTGATAAAGAGCGCTTCCCTACAGGGCCGTGGTGTAAACAAGGTGACTACGTAATGTTCCGCATGAACACTGGAACGCGTTTTAAAGTAGAAGGTGTTGAGTATCGTCTGATGAACGACGATTCAATTGAAGCTGTAGTAAGTGACCCCCGTGGCATAACACGAGCGTAAGGAGAGATAGTATGGGATTTCAACCAGTAGAGTACAAACTTCCGCATGAGCAGGAAGAAACCAAGCTAGAGATAGAGTCTAGCGGGTCAGTAGAAATAGATATAACTGGCAAGAAAGAAGCTAAAGAGTACGAAAACGAGACAAAATCAGAAGAAAAAGAAATAGAAGTTGAGGTTGTTGATGATACGCCAAAAGCTGATAGGGGCCGCAAAGCTTCCGCACCCCCTGAAGAAGTTACCGACGAAGAACTTGAGGACTACTCTGAGAAGGTACGTAAACGCATCCAACACTTCAGTAAAGGCTACCACGATGAGCGCCGAGCGAAAGAGCAGGCTAACCGTGAACGTGAAGAGCTAGAAAACTTTGCCAAGACCCTTGTTGACGAGAATACCAAGCTAAAAGGCGACGTAGGTAAGAATCAAGCTGCTTTGCTAGAGCAAGCTAAGAAAAACTCAGCTATTGAAGTACTTAGTGCCAAACGCGCATATAAAAGAGCGTATGAAGCTGGCGACGCAGACAAACTGCTGGAGGCCCAAGAAAAGTTAACTACTGCTAAGATAAAAGTAGATAAACTGAGCAATTACGAAGAGGGGGCTTTACAACAGGAAGAAGTTCCTGTACAAATGCCTCAAGAGACACGTCAAAAGCCAGATGCCAAAGCGTCCAATTGGGCAAGTGAAAATTCTTGGTTTGGTTCTGATGACGAGATGACAGCTTATGCTATGGGTGTCCATAGTAAACTTGTTAAACAAGGAATGGACACCACAAGTGACGATTACTACGAGACTATTAATTCTCGTATGCGAAACACCTTCCCCGAGGAATTTGAAGGGGAAACTGAAGAGCCAGAGGCCAAAACAACTAAGCGACAGTCAAATGTGGTTGCCCCCGCTACGCGGAGCACAGCACCCAAAAAGGTGCGATTAACGCAGACACAGGTAGCTATCGCTAAGAAACTTGGAGTACCGCTTGAACTATACGCCCAAAAGGTTGCTGAAGAGATGAGGAAAATATAATGGCTAATAACAGACTTGATCGTGAACTAGAAACCCGTGCAAAAACGGTTCGTAAAGCAGCTTGGACTAGGCCAGAGGTTCTACCTTCGCCCCACCCCGAGCAAGGATACGCGTTTCGCTGGATTCGTGTGAGCACCCAAGGAAATATTGATGCTACTAATGTTTCTTCTAAAATACGTGAAGGTTGGGAACCTGTTAAAGCAACAGATCACCCAGAAATTACGCTTGTCGCTATTGAAAACGAAAGATTCAAAGACAACGTAGTTATTGGTGGCCTACTGCTTTGTAAAGCACCTACTGAGATGGTTGAACAACGTACTGACTACTACAACCAACAAAGTAAGGCACAGCTTAATTCTGTGGATAACAACCTTATGCGAGAGAACGATCCTCGTATGCCGCTATTTAGCGAGCGGAAATCTAAAGTTACCTTTGGTAAAGGTACCTAAACTAAAATTTATTTGGAGTAATTCAAAATGGCTCTTACTGCCGCACCATACGGGCTACGCCCCGTAAAACGTGCTGACGGCCTGCCTTACGCAGGTGCTACGACTCAGTACTTGATTGACCCTGCCGGAGAAGCTACTAACATCTTCAACGGACAGGTTGTGTTTATTGGCGCTGATGGATACATTGCTATCGCTACTGGTACTGGCGCTAACGCTGGCGCACAGGCATTCCCAGTTGCAAACAGCTTTACTGGCGCTCTAGGCGTGTTTATGGGTTGTGAGTACGTTAACGCGCAAGGTCAAGTGATCTTTAGCCAGTACTACCCCGCTAACACCACTGGTGTTGTTAAAGCTTACGTAGTTGACGATCCAAATGTACTGTTCCAAGTTCAGTTCTCTGTTGGTGGTATTGATCAGTCGGATATTGGCGCTAACACGTTCTTTACCGCTGCTCAGTCTACTGCTACTGGCGATACTGCTACTGGTAACTCTACTAGTGCTGTTAACCCTACTACTGTTACAACCACTGCGGCGTTCCGTATCGTTTCTGCCGTTTCCCCTCTGACTGATGCCTTCCCTGACGTACTTGTTAAGTTCAACGTCGGATACAACAGTTCAACTAACGCCGTAGGTCTATAAGGAGCTAACTAATGGCTATTTCAAGAGCGCAGTTATTAAAAGAGTTACTCCCCGGCCTGAACGCACTGTTCGGTTTAGAGTACGCAAAGTATGGTGAAGAGCACAAAGAGATTTTCGAGACTGAAACCTCTGACCGTTCTTTTGAAGAAGAAACTAAGCTGTCTGGTTTTGGCGCTGCACCTGTTAAGGGTGAAGGTTCTGCCATCGACTATGACAACGCGCAGGAAGCATGGAGCGCACGCTACACGCACGAAACCGTTGCAATGGGTTTCTCAATCACTGAAGAAGCGATTGAAGATAACTTGTATGACTCCTTGTCATCTCGTTACACCAAAGCACTGGCTCGCGCTATGGCATACACTAAGCAAGTTAAAGGCGCAGACATCCTGAACAACGCTTTTGCTGGCACTACCTTTGGTGACGGGCAAGTACTTTGTTCTACTGCTCACCCATTGGTTAATGGTGGGGTTAACTCTAACCGTCCTGCGGTTGGTTCAGACCTTAACGAAACTTCTTTGGAAGCCGCTGTCATTCAGATCGCTGGCTGGACTGATGAGCGTGGTCTCCTGATCGCCTCTAAGCCTAAGAAGCTCGTTATCCCACCTGCCCTGCAATTCGTAGCAACCCGTTTGCTTGAGACTGAAGGACGTGTAGGCACTGCCGACAACGATCTTAACGCCCTCAACAACAACGGCTCTGTTCCACAGGGTTATGCAGTTAACCATTATCTGACTGATACAGATGCTTGGTTCCTGTGTACTGACGTTCCTAACGGTCTGAAGCACTTCGTTCGTAGCCCAATGGCTACTTCTATGGACGCGGACTTCGATACTGGCAACAGCCGTTATAAAGCTCGTGAGCGTTACTCGTTCGGTGTATCTGACCCATTAGGTATCTTCGGTTCTCCCGGCGCTAACTAATCGCTTAGTAACATGTTGTACTAGGG